CTAACTGCATTTCCTGTCAAATTTATTGTGGCGCTCAGTCCCATGAATGTACTCGATGGGCCCGTATAACCTGTGTAACCGGTAGCGCCTGTATACCCGGTATATCCGGTATATCCTGTTGGGCCCGTATTAAAAGCTGCACCATCGGGGCCTGTGTATCCAGTGTATCCACTGGTACCCGTATACCCGGTTGCACCAGTATTCATTGCATTACCATGAGGACCCGTATATCCAGTATACCCGCAATAACCGGTATATCCTGTGTCTCCTGTATACCCGGTATACCCAGTATACCCACTATAGCCGGTATATCCTGTGTCTCCTGTATAGCCGGTATATCCTGTAGATCCAGTGTACCCAGTATACCCAGTTGCACCAGTATCCATTGCATTACCATGAGGGCCCGTGTATCCAGTATACCCGCTATAACCGGTATATCCAGTGTATCCTGTTGCGCCGGTATGATCTGCATCACCATGAGGGCCCGTATATCCCGTGTAACCTGTATGCCCTGTATATCCTGTATACCCAGTGTATCCAGTGTGTCCTGTTGGGCCTTGGTCGCTAGCAATTATAGTGCCGCCCATATCGTAGTTGTCACCGACACTTTTGCTCTGATAATAGAAGAACTCATAATTAGTTGAGGTCGGTGGCGTAAATGCGATTGAAAAGCCAGCGTAACCGGGATCACTACCTATCCTTTGAACACATTCAACTGCGCTCCCTGCTTCGCAACCATATTCATCTGATCCTCCATTCGAAGAAGAATTAGCAGTTATATAAATTTCATGACCATAATTACTAGAATCACTTTGGTCAAAATAATAAGTATATCCTTTTATGAAGAAAAGTGACTTTTGAGTAACGTTATCAACAACGAATTTAGCAGGATCTCCAGCGACTGTTACTTTATGAACAATGCCGCCTACATTTCCAGTATAGCCCGTATATCCTGTATAACCAGTATGCCCTGTATGACCTGTATAACCCGTGGAACCAGTTGAAGAAGCTGACCCCGGATCTCCTTGGGCTCCTGTATAGCCAGTTGTTCCACAGTAACCAGTATAACCTGTATGTCCCGTTTCCCCAGTATATCCTGTGTGACCAGTATATCCAGTTGCACCAGTATAAGCAGCTTCTCCCGGTGGACCCGTTTCCCCAGTTGGTCCGCTGTAACCAGTAGAACCTGTATAACCAGTTGGGCCATCCCCTAAATCAGTAATAACAATTTTACCACCGGGAAAACTGTTCCAGCCTATTTCTCCATAAAATCCTGTTGCTTGACTATTATTCCTTGGTCCATAATAAAGCGTACCCGGAGCGTCAAAAGGAACAGTCCAAACAAGTGTGCCGGGATTAGATATTAACTCAGAGTATCCTTGAGAATCACTATACCCAGAAAGAGCCACTCCATCTGTATAAGGAACTCTATGCGTCGTTTCTAATCCGCTAAGTCCAGTCGTAAGAAAAAGTTGATTGACATTACTTGTGTCAAGTTGAGAAAAGTAATATGTAAATCCTCGAAAAGCATGAATTGTTGGTCTTTCTGCGGGGCCAGTGAGTCCATTATTAACATCAAATTTGTAGTCAGAATAATAAGGGTAATGAGAGACGCAAGTGTTGTCATTATTAGATCCCTCAGTACAACCAGCGCCTTGAGTAAACTCTACCCAAACCCCTCCTACATTTCCTTTAAGACCCGTTACTCCTACGGGGCCAGTATAACCCGTCCAGCCCATTGGTCCCGTCCAACCTGTATACCCAGTAAACCCAGTCGATCCAACTGGCCCAGTATACCCTGTAGCACCAGTAACCGAAGCTGCTCCAGCTGTTCCTTGAGGGCCCGTATAACCAGTTGGACCTTGCGCAGCTACTTCTGCTGTACCTGCAACAATTAATTCGTCATTTAGAGTTAAAACTCTTTTCGATCCAGAGGTGACAATATTAAGGGTATCCCCTCCTTGCATATTTATACCGCTACTAAGGAAAAGTTCTTGAAAAGGGTAAGATATCGAACCGATGTCGAAAGCCCCACTTCTTAGATTTTTTAATTCTCCAGAAACAATAAAAGGCCCGTTTTTAACAGTAATTCCTGTGCCTACATCTAAACCGCTTAAGATTTCTGCATTGCCACTAACTAATAAACTTCCGCTAATATCTAGATCATTAGCAACAAAACCGGGGGATCCGGAGACAACCTGTAAGATGTAGCCAGAGATTTGGCTGTTGTCTAGCTGCTTAAGTTTTATTAAATTACTTGGCATTCCTTTATCCTAAACCTTGAAATTTATTATTATTACACCATTAACCGATCATTCTAGGCATAAAAGTGTCATTTTGTTCTACGTTGGTTGACATCATATCATAATAACATTTCGTAGCCCAATTAGCTAACATTAGTGTTGTATAGCTATCTTTCCTAGCTCTACTTGCCGAAGTACTTCTTTTAAGATGCTGCGGTAAATCAAATGTCTGATTCCCTCTCGCTGTACTTTTTACTTCTATTAAAGCGCATTCTTTTTTAGTTTGATTTATTAAAATATCCTGTGTTTCTATAAAGTCTAATAGATTGTCGTGCCTTGTATGTTTTATGTTTCCTATCTTCTGAGCAATAGCTCTGTCAAAGGATGAGTCATTAGATGTTGATCTAGATGCAAACCATATCTTCTTATGATCAATACAAGCTTGGAGATGTTCGTTACCTTTTCTAATAAAATCTGTAGAAAATACTTGTTTAAAGCATATTTTTTTTGCTTCTTTATTATATTGTTTTTTTATGCTCCTTAGTTGTTGTTCATAAACTAACCCTTCTCTGTCACTATCAAAATCAAAAAACTTTAAATTAATTTTATTTTGAATGAAATTTTTATTTTCATTGCAACTATCAATAAATTGAAATCCAGCATTATCGATAATAATCATTTCTATATTAAAATTATTCATCACATAGTGCATATAATTAATATGGTCTTTTAAATTACCTCCAGCAACAGCATAACAATGAACAAGTGTCCCCTGTTTCTTTTCATCATCTAATTCTAAAATAGACATTGCGAAATGATCAGAAGAAGGGCTGCTACTAAAGCTCGGGTCTATAGCAAGAATGTATTTACCATCTGATTTCCCCTTTATCATTGTCGATGGATTTTCTCCATCTGGAATAGTACATTCATACATTTTTTTTGCGCTAAAATATGAATCACTTCCATCAGTAAATTGAGCACAATATTCCCGTTGAAAACTCGAATAGCTCTGTCCACCATTTTGAGCTTCTTGAATAACGGTTGTATCAATCATTTCTTCAGGTAATGCTTCGTAACTCATTTGAGATACAAAATATTTTGCATCCATTTTATCTGGCGAATTAATGTTATTAATCCAGTCTTGGTATGTTTTATATAAATTTTCAAAAGTATAGCTGGCAGAAGAAAGCGCAATCATCTTAGAATCATTTTCAAAAACCATTCTATCTTCTTCTTTCATTGCGTCCGCTTCTATAAGTCTATCTTCCATTTCCCTTATTTCTATTCTTTCCTTCATGTTCTGAGGTGCAACCAAAAAAGGCATCAATACGCTTTTAATAATATCTTCAGGAAGCAATAAAAACTCATCAAGCAAAAGTATATTTGCACGAAATCCACGAATTTTTTCTCCGTTAAGAGGAATAGCCGTAATAGAACCACCATTAATTAACCATTCAAATTGGTCATTTCTTTTTGAAGGCTTAATATTAAATGCTTGCCTTAATAATTCAGCCCCTTTTGAATTAACTATACTTTCTAAATTATTAAAAATAAATCTAGCCGTACGGAAAGTCGGGCCAGCTACGAGTATCTTAGTGCCCGGTTCAAATATACATTGAAGAAAACAAAAGACTGACGCAATAAAAGTTTTCCCACAGCCACGGCCCCATACACACATGGAAAAATTACGATTCATCATTCCCTTAAGTGTGATTTCTTGATAAGGGGCCAATTTGATTCCAGAGATTAACTCCGTAGTAATTCCTAAATTACCCCGAAGAAATTTAGCCAAAGAAATCTTAGCTTCTTCATCGTCAAGATAACCCTTTAATTCGGATAGTCCTTTGTTAATGTCGGGTATTTTTTCTTTATATTTTTCTGGACAGTGCCACATTATAATATCTTTTTATCGTATGCTAATTGTAAATCTACCTTTTTATAAGAACAGTTAGAAAAAAATATTTTTTTCATTACTCTCGCTGATTCTTTTCGTCCTTTAACAAATAAAAATTGTATGTGAGGATATTCCTGAATCAAATCTCTAGTGTTCTTAAAAATAAACTCTGGGGTGGCTTTTATCTTTTTAGATATATAAGGTAAAAAATTAAAAGAAAGAGCGTTGGTTAATGTATCCTCTACTAATATTATTAACCTCGCATTAGCCTCTTTTGCTCGCTCTATTTCCCTACGAAATCTTTCAAGGTTCATTACGCTCATTGTAGATATAAAATCAGCCAAAGATTTTCTTTCTATATAGCAATTACAAGTAAGCTCTTTTTCGCTCAAAGTATAATCTCCGAATTTAAG